TGCGAGCGGCAACGTGCTGTCGGCCGACAAGGTGCTGCTGCAGATCGCCGACCGCTTCCAGTCGTTCGAGGACGGCGCGCAAGAGGCCGCGATCGCATCGGCCCTGTTTGGCCGGTCCGCCGGCCCAGAGCTGATCCAGTTCCTGAACCAGGGCAGTGCCGGCATCACCGCCCTGACCGACGAGGCGGCGGCCTTCGGCCTGGTGGTCACTGACGAAGCCGCGAAAGCCGCCAAGCTGTTCGGCGACAACCTCGACCGGCTCAAGGGCGCCGGCGAGGGGTTCTTCAACAGCCTCACCACGGCGCTGCTGCCCGCGCTGACCGAGTTCAGCACGGGTGCTGCGGAAGCAGCCAAGAAGGGCGGCCTGCTGGCCGATGCCGGCCGCCTGATCGGCGAGCAGTTCAACCTGTTCGGCGTCGACCTGATCACCGCGCAATCGGAGATCCAGCAACTCGGCGCGGAAATCGCCAACGCCGTGCAGTTCGTGAGCGACTGGGCCGAAAACCTCGGCGTGGTCGGAAACATCGCCGTCGTCGCGTTCCAGTCGATCGCCGCGGCGGCAGAGGGCAACTTCGCCGCCGCCGAGCGCGGCCTGAACGGCATCACCAGGGCGGTCGAGGCGCTTGGCACCAAGGCCGCGGTGGACGCGGCCAAGCGCATGGGCGACCTGTCGGGCGCGATCAGCAGCATCAAGGCCGATGCGGCAGCGCGCATCGAGCGCATTCGCGGCGGCGTGGCCGGCCTGGGCAAGGACGCCGCGCCCGCAGCCGCCGCCGTGGGCAAGCTCAAGCCACCCACCGACGCCTTCGGCGCGGCAGCCGACAAGGCCGCCGGCAACGTCAACAAGCTGGCCGCGGCGCAGCAGAAGCTGACCGACGCGCTGCGCGACGGGTTCCGCGATGGCCTGCGGCCTGCCACGCAAAGCATGCAGGAGTTCAGCGCGCTCACCGGCCAGCTGGTGCGCACGGACATCCCCGACATCGAAGTCGCCATCACCCGCGTGTCGGATTCGTTCGAAGGCTTCGGCAATGTCGTGACGGAAGAGGCCCAGTTCTTCGCCGACAACTGGACCGGCGCCGTCAACGCCGTCACCGACGCCTTTGCGGACTTCATCAGCGGCAACATCAAGTCCTTCCAGGACTTCGGCAAGGCGCTGGAATCCATCGCGCGGCAGTTCCTGTCCAACCTGGTCAAGCAGTTCCTCAACACCAACCTGCAGTTCGGCGGGTTCGGCACGCCCGCGCCGGGGCAGGGCGGCGCCATGTTTGGCGGGATCAACTTTGGCGGCCCCGGCGCCAGCTTGGGCATGCGCCTCGGGCTTGGCGCAGCCGGCGTGGGGATTGCCTACCAGGGCTACCAGTCCGGCAACGCCCTGCAGGGCGCCGCCGGCGGCGCGCTGGCAGGCTTTCAGGTGGGCGGCCCAATCGGTGCCATCGTGGGCGCCATCATTGGCGGCGTGGCCGCCGGGCTCAACGACACCACCCGCCGTGTCACCGTCATTGGCGATAACGTGGTGGGCACGCCGGGATTCCGCAACCTCGCGCCTGGATCGACGTTCGAATCCAGGCTCGGCGGCTTCACCTTCGCCAGCATCGATAACGTCAGCGCCGATGAGCGCCGGCAGATTGGCCAGAGCGTCGTCAAGTTCGACAATACCATCGCCGACCTGCTCAACGACGAGCAACTGGAAAGGGTCACGGGTGCGCTTGCCAACTTCAACCTGCGACTCGAAGAGGGCGCCATCAGCGCCGAGAACATCCTCGGCGCGCGCTTCGACGCGATCCTTTCCACCTTCGACGAAGACACCCAAGCGTTCGTCCGCAACGCCGGCGACCTCAAGGACCAGGTCGCCGCCCTGGCCGACGTGCTCAGCCGCCCGGCGCGCCTGAGCGCCCTGCTGGAATCGCTCGAGGAGGCCGACCGCCTAGCCGGCATGACGCCCTTCGAGCAGGCGCTGGATCGCATCAACAAGGAGTTCGACGCGGCCGCCGATGCCGCCAGAGAACTGGGCGCCGACCAGGCGCAGCTGGCCCGCATCGAACACCTGCGCGGCAACGCCATCGAGCGCCTGAACGCCCTGCAGCGCCAGAACCTCAACGCGCTGCTCAACGACCTGCGCTTCGATGACATCACGGAGGGCCTGACGCCGGTCGACCGCGCGGTCGCCGCCGTCAACCGCCGATTCGACGAGCTGCGGCAGCAGGCCATTGACCTCGGCGCGTCCGAGGAGGACCTCGAGCTGATCGAGCGCCGCCGCACTGCGGCGATCCGCCGAGCCACGGAAGCGACCATCGAAAGCACGGAGGCGATCAAGGACTTCTACGACATGATCGGCGACAGCCGCCGGATCGCGCAGGAGTTTGAGCGGGACTTCCTCGGCTCGCTTGCGGATGCCATCCAGGGCGTGCGCGACTTCCTGAACCGCGGGTTCAGCACGTCGAGCGCCACCCCGCTGGAAGCCTTGGGCCGCTCCCAGGCGCAGTTCGAAGAGCTGGTGCGCCGGGCGTCCGTCGGCGACATCGACGCCATCCGCGGCCTCGGCGGGTCGGGCGACGCCCTGTTGCGGCAGGCGGCTTCGTTCTACGGGGTCGGCTCCGCCGAGTTCCAGAACATCGAGGCCGCCGTGCGCGGCACGCTCACCAGGGTGGCCAACACCAACACCGGCGGGTCGAGGGCCGACGCCCTGGCCGACCTGCGTCCGCTGTTCCAGACCATGATCGACCTGCTGCGCAATAACGGCACGCTCACCGCCCAGCAGACTCAGCAGCTCAACGCCACCCTGCTGCGGCTGGGCCAGATTCCGGCGAGGACGAACTGATGGCCGGCTTGCCCTGCATCACGGTCGAGATCACCGTTCCCGGCGGCGGCACGCTCTACGCCTGCACCCACGACTACCTGACGCGCGCCGCGGACACCCCGGCCAACACGCTTTTCGAGGGCCGGCTGGCTGAGGACCTGTCCTTCGACCGCGCCGTCGGCTGCCTCGTGTGGGGCGAACGCCCGCGCGGGTCGCAGAACATTGGCGTGGTCAAGCTGGTGAACGCCGACGGCGCCTACGACGCGCAGGTCGGAAAGTCGTTCCGCGATCAGCTGGTGGTGGTCAAGCGCGGCGAGACCGGCGACGCCTACAGCACCTTCACCACCGTGGCCACCCTGCTGGCCGACGCCAGCGAGATCGACGAGCGCTACTGGTCGCTCACCGTCAAGGACCGCACGGCCCGCCTGGAACGCCCCCTGCAGACCGACTTGTACCCTACCACCGTCACCAACCAGGCGCTGCGCGGCAAGCCCCGCCCGATCACCCTGGGCACGTGCTTCCAGGTGCCGCTGCAGCAGCCGGACGTGTTCGGCAACGGGCACTTCGATGTGCACGAAGACGACCAGTGGATCGGCATCACGCAGTTGATGGACCAGGGCGCGCCGCTGATCGAGGGCACGGGCTACCGGCGGTCGTCGAAGTCGGGTATCTACGGGGTGGAGCGGCTGACGGCCATCGGCGGCGCGCAGGTGGCGAACGTGCAGGGGCGCTATCGCATCTTGTCGACCGAGATAGACGAGGCGTTCGCCGACCTCGCGGCCTGGACGGAGGTTAACGGCGGCATCGCGGGGCGTGATGCGTCGATCGTGTCCAACGAGCTGCGGATGCTGAACACGGCGGGCGGTGCGGACCTGATCCTGCAGTACAGCACATCGGTGACCGCCGCCGATTCCGACGTGTTCGTGTACCAGTTCGACTGCACACAGTGGACCAGTGGGTCCGTGCAGTTCCGGTCTCTCACCGCTGCTGGTGCGGTTGAGACCAACGTGACCGGCACTGGCCGCTACACCGGCGTGGTGCGCGCCGCGTCAAACTGGTCGCCGCGGTTCTACGCCGTCAACGGGTCCAACGCGGACCTGCGCATCGACAACTTCAAGCTCTACAAGGTGGGGCTTGCAGACCGCCTGCAGGACATCGTGCCGTACCTGTGCACCGTCAAGGGGCCGCTGGTATCCGGCGACCTGGACACCACCGCGATCGCGCAGATCGACACCGACACCGGCTACCGCTATGGCTTCCACGCCAGCGAGCCGGTGATGATCGCTGACGTGCTCGACCAGCTGGCCGGCAGCATCGGCGGCTGGTGGTACGTGAAGCGCGACGGCAAGCTCACATTCGGGCGGCTGCTGGTGCCCACCGGCACGGCCGCCTACACCTTCGACGTGAACAACATCCGTCGCGAGACCGGCGTGCGCATCACGTTCGACGCCGCGCCCGGCCTTTCCAACCTGGTGCTGGCCAAGCGCAACTGGCGGCCCTACGGCGAGGGCGACCTCGTCGGGTCGCTCAACTACCTGCAGCTCAACGCTACCGACAAGGACGCCGACGTTGCCCTGAGCAACAGCAACTACACCTACAGCGCCACCAACGTGGGAAGCGTGCGCAGCACGCCGGGGCTGTTCGGCGAACGGCTTTACTTCGAGGTGCGCGTGAGCGCCATCGGTGCCGGTACGCAGCACTACATCGGCGTGGGCAACAGCTCGGCTGCCATCGGCAGCGCGCCAGGGCAGGACGGCAACGCGCTGTCCTACCGCGCCAACGGCCAGACTTTCTCCAGCGGCGGACTAAGCGCCTACGGCACCGCGTGGGCG